CAAACGGTGATGTAGCAACACAAGCAGATATAAAACAATACGCAGCAGATAATCCAATGGAAATTAAAGTTGGAGAAAAACCTGTTGAAGTTGCAACAAACAAAAGTGTTTTAGCTAATGTTGGTAAGACAATGGCAAGAATAGGTGCACCATTACCAACTGCTGTTCTCGATTCGTATTTCATTGGTCAACAAGTAAAAGAAGGCAAAGGCACAGCAGAGATTGCAAGCAATCCATTGAACTGGTTAGGGCTTGCTACTATGTCTACCTTGTCAGATATATCAGGTGTATCTAAACCAGGTAAGCTAAATGCAGCCTTAAGATTAGGATTGAATCCTGGTACGATTAGGGGTATAAGCAGGTTTGCAGGTTTACCGGGACTTGCAGTGAGTACAGCTATGACTGCATATGACCAGTATAAGAAATATCAAAATGAAGAGGGATTCATATATAACCTGTTCAATAAAGAGGAAAAATAATAAATGGCTACAATAGATAAACCACTTCCAAACGTAACAGAAACCGTTGTTGAAGTTCCAAAGCAAGAAGAATTAATTGAGGAAAGAGATGAGATTGTTGAGAAGAAAAATCAACAAGGCAATGTAGAAGTTACTATGGACGAAGAGGGTGGTGCAGAGATTGCATTCGACCCTAGAGCTATTACACCAGAGGGTGGCCAAGATCATTTTGAAAACCTAGCAGATTTTTTAGGAGATGATATTTTAGAACCGTTAGGTGCTAAAATGGTAGATCACTACAACGAATACAAAGAATCACGTGGTGATTGGGAAGATACTTATAGAAACGGTTTAGATCTTTTAGGATTTAAATATGAGAGAAGAACAGAACCTTTCAGAGGTGCAAGTGGTGTTAACCATCCTGTACTTGCTGAAGCAGTTACACAGTTTCAAGCGCAAGCTTACAAAGAATTATTACCAGCAGATGGTCCGGTTAGAACTCAAATTTTAGGAGCAGTTGATGTTGCTAAAGAAGAGCAATCTAAACGTGTTAAAGATTTTATGAATTATCAAATTATGGATCAGATGAAAGAATATGAACCAGAGTTTGATCAAATGCTTTTTTACCTTCCTCTATCCGGATCTACCTTTAAGAAAGTTTATTACGATGATCTTTTAGGTAGAGCCGTATCAAAGTTTGTACCGGCGGATGATTTAATAGTGCCTTACTCTGCAAACAGTTTAGAAGATGCAGAAGCAGTAATTCACGTAATTAAAATTTCTGAAAATGATTTAAGAAAACAACAAGTGGCAGGATTTTATAGAGACATAGAATTAGGTGAACCACCTGTTACTGAAAATCAATTAGAAGATAAAAAATTAGAACTCGAAGGAATTAATAAAGATGGCCAAGAGGATCAATATACTTTGTATGAAGTTCATACTAATTTAGATCTAGAAGGTTATGAAGATATGGGAGAAGATGGTGAGCCTACAGGAATTAAACTTCCATACGTTGTAACTGTATCCCAAGCAGGACAAAAAGTTTTATCGATTAGAAGAAACTATGGTGAACAAGATTCATTAAAGAAAAAAGTAAACTACTTTGTGCAGTTTAAATTTTTACCCGGAACTGGTTTTTATGGTTTTGGTTTAATTCATATGATTGGTGGTTTAACTAGAACTGCAACAGCAGCTTTAAGACAATTATTAGATGCAGGAACTTTAGCAAACTTGCCAGCAGGATTTAAGTCTCGTGGTATTAGAGTTAGAGATGATGCACAACCATTACAACCTGGAGAGTTTAGAGACGTAGATGCACCTGGTGGAAACATCAAAGATCAGTTTATGACTCTACCTTTCAAAGGTCCTGATGCAACTTTGTTGCAATTGATGGGTATTGTAGTTAACGCAGGTCAAAGATTCGCGGCCATTGCTGATATGCAAGTGGGTGATATGAATCAACAGGCTGCAGTTGGAACTACAGTTGCTCTTCTTGAGCGTGGCTCACGTGTGATGTCTGCTATTCACAAAAGAATATATGTCGGACTTAAACAAGAATTTAAATTATTAGCAGAAGTATTTAAAACTTATCTTCCGCCGGTGTATCCATATGATGTACCAGGTGCAACAAGAGAAATTAAAGTACAAGACTTTGATGACAGAATAGATATTTTACCTGTGGCAGATCCAAACATCTTCTCACAGACGCAAAGAATCTCAATTGCTCAAAGTCAATTACAACTAGCGCAATCAAATCCTCGTATGCATAATCTATATCAAGCATATAGATCTATGTATGATGCGCTGGGTGTGAAAAATGTAAATGCAATCTTGCCACCGCCTGCTCCACCACAACCAATGGACCCGGCATTAGAAAATATTATGGCAATTAATGGAAAACCATTCCAAGCATTTCCAGGACAAGACCACAAAGCTCACATCGATGCGCATTTAGCGTTTATGTCTATCTCTATGGTGCAGAATAACCCTGCAGCAATGATGTCTTTACAAAAAAATATACTTGAACACATTTCATTTATGGCACAAGAGCAAATTCAGTTAGAATTTGTAGAAGAAATGCAAGAAATGCAAATGATTCAACAACAATTAGCTCCATTAATGCAAAATCCGCAGATGATGCAGCAAAATCCACAAGCAATGCAGATGACTCAACGTGTTCAACAGATAACACAAGACATTGAATCAAGAAAATCTAAATTAATTGCAGAAATGATGGTAGATTACGCTAAAGAAGAGGACAAAATTAGTTCTGAAGTAGGTGGTGATCCATTATTAAAACTAAAAGCACGTGAATTAGACATAAAAGCTAAAAACGATCAAGAACAAGCAGCGAATAGAGAAGCAAGATTGGATTTAGATACTATGAGAGCGATGATGAACGACCAACAACACGATGAAAAGCTAGAACAAAACGAAGAACTAGCTGGACTACGTGCAGGAGTCTCTTTAGCCAAACAAACTATGGCTGATCAAAGTAAGATCCACGATTTCGGTAGAAATTTTAATAAAAAATAGATATAAATCAAATTAAGGAGAAAATTATGATTAAAAAAGGAAAAGATCCTAAAGCAGTACCTGAATTAGGTGTTGGTAAAGATGGATACAAAACAGGTGGCGTTACAATCCAAGCTACAGATCCTTTTGAAACTCAAACAGTAACTGTTAGAGGAACAAAAGCTATGAGAGCGGATAAAAAACCTGTTCAAGCTAAATGGTACTAAATTATGTGGTTATCGGCAATTAAATTAGCCGTCTCTGCTGGTAGTAAAATTTATGCTAACAAGCAGAAGGCGAAAGTCGCGATGTCTGATGCTCAATTACTGCACGCTGAACGACAGGCTCGAGGTGAGGAAGCTTACCAAGGCAAGTTGTTAGAGGCACGTCAAAACGATTATAAGGACGAATTTGTCCTCGTAATATTGTCTGCCCCTATAATCGTGCTCGCGTGGGGAGTCTTCTCGGAGGATCCTGGCGCTCTCGATAAAGTGAAAACTTTCTTCGAACATTTCGCGGCACTCCCGACTTGGTTCAGTACCCTTTGGATTTTAGTCGTCGGATCAATTTTTGGAATCAAGGGTACACAAATCTTTAAAAACGGAGGAAAAAAATAATGGCAAATCCAAGATTTAACAAACAAGTTGCTCAACCTAGAGCAGCACACAAAGTAGGTGGAAGAGTAAAAAAAATGGGTGGTGGAATGTCTACAAGAAGAAGAGATATGGCATCGGGTTACTATCCAGATGATATGGGTATGAAGGGTGGTGCAATGTACAAAAAAGGTGGATCTGTTAAAAAGAAAAAACAGGGCTACAAAGATAGAAAAGATGAATCTATCGCAATGAGAATAAAAAAGAAAAGAACTAAAAAACAATTAAAAGATTCAAGAGACGAGTCTTATGGTAAGTTTGGTTCTAAAGCTAAAAAATCTGGAAAAATAAATAAGTAATGAGAAAAAACTTAAAAAAAGTCCCTGCTGGTAAAAAAGGAAAGGGTCTAAAAAAACTTCCCAAACAAGTCAGAAATAAAATGGGCTTTATGAAAAAGGGTGGCAAGGTTAAGTAATGGCTAAACTTTGTCCTGCAGGAAAAGCTGCTGCCAAGAAAAAATTTGATGTGTACCCAAGTGCATATGCAAATATCTGGGCCAGTAAATATTGCAAAGGCAAAGTAGGTAGAAAGAAAAAAGCTGACGGAGGTTCTGTAAATAAAATTTCACAATCTAGAAAAGCAGTATCAAGTTATGCACAAGGTGGTATTGCTAAAGGTTGTGGAGGCATTATGAAAAACAGAAGAAAAGTAACCAAAGTTGTTTAATGAGTGGTTTAAAAAAATGGTTGGACGAGAAATGGGTGGACATTGGAGCTCCGAAGAAGAACGGCAAGTATCAACCGTGCGGGAGATCGAAGGGAAGCAAAAGGAAA